GCGCCGACATCGTTTGCGTGCCGCCGACCGTGAGCGTCTTGCCCGTGCCGACGTTAAGGCCAACCGACGTGCCGTTACCGGCTGCGGCGAATAAGCCGTCAACGAGGTCGAGGTTGGTGTTGATCTTCCCGCCCCAGGTATCCGCAGACGCGCCGACTTCCGGCTTCGTCAGTCCAAGGTTGGTGGTTGTTGTGTCAGGCATATCTCATTCCCTCAAGCAGCCTCTAAGTAGGCCGGATGTGTTTTCTCTGTCCAAGTCTCTGCCGTATCTGTAATCGGCGCCCATGTCTCTGCTGTGTCACTAATCTGCGTCCAGCTCTCGGGCGTGTCTGGATCGTTTTCCCACTTCTTGCGCCCGACGCACGTCAGCGTCGCCACCGCCGTCAACGTCGCCGCGCCAATGTCAATCTGCTGCCCCGACACGATCAGTGTCGAGGCCGCGTTCAACTGCGCCGCGCCGCGATGGATGCGCTCTGCCGAGGCAGAGAGCGTCGCCACCGCAGAGAGCGTCGCAGCGCCAAGGTGGATGCGCTCTGCCGTTGACGTCAACGTCGCCGACGCACTCAGCGCCGCAGCGCCTCGGTGAATCCGCTCCGCAACCGCCGTCAGCGTCGCCGCAGCAGATAGCGTCGCCGCCCCCTGCTGAACCCTCACCCCATCTATCGTCAGCGTCGCGGCTGCGTTAAGCGTCGCCGCGCCCTGCTGGATACGCACGCCAGCGACCACCAAGGTCGCCGCAGCGTTTAGCGTGGCCGACCCCTCTTTGGGGTCTATGCCATAGTTGCCACGCCCGTATAAGCCGCTGCCGTAACCGGCCACGTCTTAGGCCAACGTAATGTCTAGGTCGCCAGCCGGTACTCTAAACACGTCGCCCGAGGCGATCGTCTTGCTGGCCGTCAGGTTGCCGTAGGCGAGCAGGTTGCCGCTCGTCGAAGCATCAAACACGCCCACCGCAACAATCGTTCCCCAAGACGACCCGGCGGTTGGAAACTCCACCGCAGACGTGTTGCTCGCCGTGTCACCCGACACCGTAAAGGCGACGGTCTGGCGCGCATAGGCGGTGCCGTTGCATTCAGTACCACCGCCCGCGTCGGTCGGCGCGACGGTAAAAAGCGCCAAGTACCGAGTCGCTGGCGGGGTATACGTCACCGAGCCAAAGACGTGATTGAGCACTGCGGTTTCAAGATAATCGGAAAATGCACTCACGGGATAACCCTCGTCGGTTTAACAGTCATTGCGGTACGCCCCTGACTGAAGGCTGCCCGCTCGTTTTGTAACAACATATCTTCAATCGCCGCCTGGTACTGGCTTGACCACAGGCCCACGCGCTCATCGTCGCGCAGGTACGGGGCCGCTTGGAGCAGCGATCCGTACAGGTACAAGTCGGGGTGGCGGTCTAAAATCCAGTTGGAGGTGTTAGCGTCTGACAACTTGGCGAGCGTCGCCACATACGTCAACTCTGCCGTGTAACTCGTGTCCGGCGCGGGCAGCACTTCGATCTGATTTCCGATCAGAGCGAAATACTGCGGCTTGCCGGTGGTGCGGTAAACGTACTTCTTCGCGTCAACCTCATCCTCGGTCAAGAAGATGAGCTGCTGCACGGGCGCCGTGGACGTCAGCACCAGAGACTTGCACGACAAGAAATCAGACGGCAGCGCCGAGAACGGCGTGTCGATGGTGGCGTTGGCACGCTTGACCATCTTCTGAGTCGGCAGGCGACGCTCCATCTGCGCCTCGGCAAGCGAGATAAAGTCGGGGATAACTGCCGTGAGGTCGTCACGGTTGAGCCAGTCCGCTATGCTGCTTTTAAGACTGCTGTATGAATTTAGGGCCATCTAGCTCTTCCTTCATCGCCCAAGCACCCTCATGGGAATACTCGAACGTGCCGATATGTTTCACATGCTGCGAGAGGTCGTGATCCAGAAGCACCTCGTACCCGGCCTCTCTGGCCTTGCGGCAGAAGAACACGTCTTCGCCGATGTAGTGATTTCCGATCGTCGAATACGGGATCGCAAACCACGGTGCCTCTAGCTTCTCGAACACCTCTCTCTTCACCATCATCACGCCCATGCCGACATAATCGACAGGCTGTAGCCCTTCGGACTCTGGGCCGGTAAACACGCGGTCAATCTTGCCCTGCGCGTCCATCATCGCCACCGGCTTGACCGGCATGCGACGTGTCGCGTAGTTAGCAGCCACGATGGGCTTGTCGCGCAGAATGAGGTGCCCGATCGTTTCCTTCGGGAACCGCATGTCTGAGTCAAGCCAGAGGAGATAGTCCGCCTTCTCCTCGAGTGCTTGACGAGCAAGCTCCATACGCTGAGAGGCGATCAGAGTTCCGTGGCTCGTGTAGAGCAGAACACGGTCGTCTGTTGTCGCAGTGTGAAAACTCATCGCTCGCGCCATGTCATAGGCAAACGAGGTCATCACCGTATCACGCGCAGGCACCAATATCGCTATTGACCTGCTCACACACGCCCCGGGCGTGTGCGGAAGAGTTGGTTGTCTCTATCGTTGAGCCAAGCCTTCATTCTCTTCGGATCGTCAACGATCCCTTCGTTCTTCAGTCGGTAGAACAAGGCCATCGGTATTGATGCCACCTTGTTCCACTCGCCGTACCGAGCACGTTCGTCCGTGTTCGCGTACTGCTTTTTATTCTGCTCAATCAGGTCGCCGACTTCAAAGACCGTCTCAATCTTGGCCTCGTCACGATCAGCGTCGTAGTGCCACCATTTTGTCGTGCCCGTTGTCGGGTCGTAATCAAAAAGGCGCTTACCTGTTGAACTCATGTGATCCTCACTAGGGGGCGATGGCATGATTACCACCGCCCCCAAGTTTACATCACCACTATCAGGTCGTGGTCAAATCCGCAGCAAGACCATGCGCGGCCTCGGTGTTGACCTTCAAGCCCCACTCCACAACGATCATGCGCTTCTCGGCGTCGCCGGTCTTCGCAAGTTCAACCGTGTTGAACGGGCGCAGATAGGAAACGCTGGCGTACTCAGGATCGAGCACGAAAGCATCACGCTCACGCTGGAAGCGGTTGGGGACAACCGACACCGCGCCGAAGTCCGAAACGTAAACGTCGGCGGCGCCGATGATTACGCCGGGCTTGTTGCCCGGGGCTTCCTTACGGATTTCCGCAATGCCCGCGAAGGCGCTTACTTTCTGCTTGTTGACCGGGCCAACCATCAGAATCTTCGGCGTACCGCCAGCAGCCCACACCTTCTGGATCACGCTCTTAAGAATCGTCTCCGAGAAGGCGCGCAGGTTGGCGTCGGTCGCGTCCGTGCGGGTCGCGTTCGGCTGCGTGCTGTACGACGGATCAGCACCGCCAGTACCCTTGTCCGTGTTCGTCTTCAAGAAGGCGAGCAACGAACCAGTTTTGCGTAGCGCGGTCGAGACGCCGGCAGAACCAGCGGCAGCGGCCTGGTTGGTGAGCATGATGCTCTCCATGTCGCGCTTCAGTTCCGCAGAACGCTTGGCGAGCTGGTAGGCCAACTCAGAACGACGACCAGCCTTGTCCACCGACTCGAGCGTGCCCGAGATGAGGACGGTCTTGCGGCTGACCTGCGTGTAGTTGCCAATGCGCGCCGTGGCGGCGGTCGCGTCGAAGGACGACACGTCGTCACCTTCAACCTGCGCGTTGGTCGTCGAAGCGGCTGCGAGCGAGTCCGTCTGCCACTCAAAGTAAGTGTTTTTGACGTTCTCACGACCGATGTTTGACATGAACGGAGTCTCTTCGGGCGAGATGTTGTAGATCACGTTCGAGAGAGACTCACGGATACCTTTTGCGGCAAAGGTATCAAACGTATTTGCTGTCTGAGACATTTTGGAATAAACCTCTAATCTATAAACTGTTCAAACACGGCAGCCGCGTCTTTGTGGCTGCCACTATTTGCGAGTCTAGAAAGAGCCGCCTTGGATGCTACGACCTTGGAAGATTGTGGGCTAGAAGCGGCGCCAGCCTTCATCGGCTTCGCCTTCTGCATAATCTTTGGACGCATCTGATCGCGTTTGCTCATCAGTTCGTCAAAGAGCATTGCCTTTCGCAGGGCCACCACGGCGCGAGCATCGTAAATGTCCGAAATCTCCTCGACACTAAAGCCGAGTCTTTCGGTTGCATAAGATACGATCTTTGCCTTCTCAGCGCGTGCCTTATCAGCATCGCGCCATTCCGGTAGTGCCTCGAACAACTTGGCACGCTCGACCTCTAGGGTCTGGGCTTGCTCAACCTGCTCTTCCTGCTCTTGCTTCTGTACCAGAGCCGCGCGCTGGGATTGCACCCACGCCGCTTGCTCCTGCCTGGTGCGCTGAATTTCGCGCTGTCTCACCCACTCGACCGGGTTCTCTTTGTAGAGACGATCCCAGTCGATCTCAGGCGGTTGCAGCGTGCGTAACTGCGCATCAAGCACTTCCAATGTCTGCGCATACCGTTGCCGCTCTTCCCGCGCCAAAGAGGCTTCTGCTTCGGCCTGTTTACGGGCCTCTGCGATTGCCTGCGTCTTGCGCGTGTAATCCGCGGTGCGTGAGTAGCCTTTTAGAAGCTCATCTAGCGGCACCTCGACTTCTTCCCCGTCAACCTTGACGCGGAATGTCTGGGCCTGCTGGGCTGCCTCTTCGGCCTCCTCATCGCCTTCGGTTTGCTCATCGCTCTCAGCATCGGACTCGCTTGCCTCTGCCTCAAGCACCTCTTCCCCATCTTCAGCTTCGAGCAGCTCGTTTTCGCCTTCGTCGGCGGCGAGCATTTGTTCAAAAGCATCCTTTGGAGATTGTACGTTTCCCGGGGGTACACCCGTGCCGGTTTCGCTCATAGTTCTATTTTGCGGGATTCAAGCGACTATTTCCTGCCGCTGATCTTGTCGATGTCCCGCTTTGCCATCGTGCCATTCTCAACCACGATCCGCAGATGGCGTTGGATTTCTTCAAGAAGCCCCACGGCAAGCCACAGCCGCTCGCGTTCTTCCTGGTCGGCTGGCTTACTCTGCCGCCACGCCTTGAGGTACTCGCCCTCCAAGACGGCAAAAGCCTCCACGAGAATCGGGTTCTCGAGGAGGTCTTTGGCGTCTTGCCCCTTGCGGGCGTCAATGTAGGGGTTGCGTTCGCTCAAGCGA